TTCGCAGTTTTTGGGCGTACGGCGCGATGATAATCACAGATACAACTTCCTATATGCGTCTTCTAAACTGCCCTTCCAATTCCACTGCGCCATCTTTTTATAAATGTTCCAGCAATCAATATCACCGAACATCCTTTGTGCTTCTTGTATTGAGCTGCCTTTTACTACTTCAGGATAGCATGTAAAAACAAGGGGATTGCGAACACTAGGCAAAACGTGGCTAAAGACAATATGGTCCCCAAGACCAGAATTAAGCACCACAATAGTGTTGTCTTTGTGCTTGAGGATATTTTTAAATATTTGCTCATCATGCTCAAACATCTCCATTTTAGAACCATCACGAATACCGCCTTGTGGGTTCTTTAAATGCCATGTTACTGCGTTTGGTACTGCTAATAGTTTGTAGCCTTTGTGATGCAGACTCCAGCTAAACAGCGTTTCTTCACGGTGGGCAACTCGAGAAAGTCCCAAGTTATAATCGCAAACGCCAGCTCTATAAATAAAACTGCAATACAAATGCTCAACTTCTTTAACATCTTTTATTAGCCCCCACTGAATGTTAGGCTCGTTTTCAATGTTGACAATTAGTCCAGTTGCTTTTAAATACTCTGGCATATGGGGTGGGTTTAATACTGAACCGCCAACTGCACCAACATCGTCACTAATATGTTTTGCTAGATTTTCTAATACATTACATTCGGGTACTGCATCATCATCTACACGCCACACCCAATCGTAACCCATCGTGTTAGCTTGCTGGTGGATGTGGTGTTGGCCTTTTTTACCAGCAAACAACCACTCCCACTCAATTTTCTTTGCTGCTAATTGCCAAAACAAGTTTTGGTATAGCGATTCTTCTCGCATGTCTTTGGGTTCATCATTATCATCAAAGATAACCAGTTTGTCGACTTTGCGAGTCTGGTTGATGATTGCCTCTAAGACCATAGGCAATGTGCTAAAATATCTACCGCGCGTGGCAACGCTACATAAAATTTTCATGCAGCTATTATACTATTAAAATGTACCGCCAGCAATTCCCCCGGTAGTTCCCGAACCTGCTTTTAATGTGCTAGCAACAATTACCACCCCGTTGCTGGCAACCGTCATAGAATCAGCCGGGCCTCCAGCGATCACAAAATGGATGGCATTTGAGCTATATGTTCCAATTGCTAAATCCGATGTTGCGGCAGCTAAGTAAACATTATTTGCGGCACTAAACGCACCAGAACCAACAAAGTTAGTAGAGTTAATGCCAAACTCGCCGTACAACATGGTAGCATTCGCGCCATTATTCGACACATTGAAGTTGGTCGATGCCGCGTTACCATTACTGGTGTTTTGTAACACCATCTGGTTATACGATGCCACATTAGAGCTAAATGAAGCTAAAATGTTGGTATCTGAATAACCTAATGTACCATAACTAAATGCACCAACATTACCAGATGCCGTTACGTTAGCAGTAGCTACATAATAAGTTGAACTTAAAGTACCGGTACTAGGAGTGTACAGTAAATTTGCGTTACCCGTAAATACGGTAGTAACTGTGCCGCTGGTTGCATTTGCAAATAATGGATAAACTGGCGTTGAGGTAGTGGTGTTGTTTGAAATAGAAACGCTAGCTGCTGAACTGCCGCTATAACCACTATAGCCAGAAAAGCCACTGATGCCAGAATAGCCACTGTAGCCGCTGTAGCCACTATAACCGCTTACACCGCTTCCGGAGAAGCCAGATATGCCCGAGTAGCCACTAAAGCCTGAGATGCCGCTATAGCCCGAATAACCACTGTAGCCTGACACTCCACTGCCACTGTATCCGCTAATACCGGAATAGCCGCTGATACCGCTGTATCCACTGTAGCCGGAATAACCACTTACGCCGCTGCCACTAAATCCGCTGATACCACTAAATCCGCTGATACCACTAAATCCGCTGATACCACTAAATCCGCTGATACCAGAATAGCCACTGTAACCAGAATATCCACTTACACCACTACCGCTATATCCGCTGATACCACTAAATCCAGATATGCCGCTGTAGCCAGAAAATCCGCTGATACCACTATAGCCGCTGTAACCAGATACACCACTACCGGAATAACCAGAGAATCCGCTGATACCACTATAGCCAGAGTAGCCACTATAACCGCTTACGCCAGATCCACTAAATCCACTAATTCCGCTATATCCGCTGTATCCGCTAATACCACTATAGCCAGAGTAGCCACTATAACCGCTTACACCAGATCCGCTAAATCCGCTAATACCGCTGTATCCGCTAAATCCAGATATGCCACTGTAGCCACTATAGCCGCTTATGCCAGATCCACTAAATCCGCTGATACCGCTAAATCCGCTGATACCGCTGTAACCGCTAAATCCACTATAACCGCTTACGCCAGATCCGCTAAATCCACTGATACCACTATAGCCAGAATATCCGCTATAACCGCTGTAGCCAGACACCCCACTACCGCTATATCCACTGATACCAGAATAGCCACTAAAACCGCTGATACCACTAAAGCCCGATATTCCACTAAATCCAGATATGCCGCTATAGCCACTAAATCCGCTGATACCACTGTATCCACTAAAACCGCTATAACCACTGTAGCCAGAAAAACCACTTACGCCATTGGCGATTGCCAAAATGATGGCTTGGTTGTTTGTAAACGCCGATCCAGTGGATAGTACTAATGATACTGGAATTGTAAAATAGTTACCAACTTGAGTTGGCGCTGCGGTAATTTTCCATGTCTGCTGATTAGCGCTACTAGTTTGGTCTTGGATGACAATTTCTTCGGTTGCCATCAACAATTCTAAAAAGACAGTAATGTCTACGCCGTTAGCTGCAATCTTACTGACATTTAATTGTGTTGCGCTTGTCTGTGTGGCATTATTCCACAACAGATAATCAGAACCGGGATCACCGCTGGTTGCACTGGTATTGGCTTTGTAAAAGTAGTAACTACTTGATACGCCACTTGCACCACTAAATCCACTAATACCGCTGTAGCCAGAAAATCCGCTGATACCGCTGTAGCCGCTGTAACCAGATTGGCCACTAAAGCCACTGATACCGCTAAAACCGCTGATGCCGCTAAAGCCAGAAAATCCGCTAATGCCGCTATAGCCACTGTAGCCCGATGTGCCAGATCCACTGTATCCACTATATCCGCTAAAGCCACTGTATCCAGAATAGCCAGACGCGCCGCTTGAGCCAGAACTTCCAACACCGCTATAGCCGGAATAACCGCTATAACCTGATTGACCTTGCTGACCGCTATAGCCAGAATAGCCACTATAACCCGATTGACCTTGTGGGCCAATAACAGAACCACAATCAATTGTAGCGCCGTTGGTTTCAGTAAGGATTAAATGGCCAGAGCCATTAATTGTTGCTGAAACAAATCCCGGAATTGGGCCAATCGTAGATGTTGTACCATCGGAATAGTAAAAAATGATGTCATAGTTTGGCAACAACGCCACTGACGTGATTAACTTTCCGGGTACGACAAGATTGGCAATTGCCGAAACAAGTACCTGCTTTGATACGCCTTTTTGTACGACTACCGTTACTTCATTACCTGTTAGGGTTGTAGCTGTCGGTAGCCCTGTAATCGGTTGATCAGCCATTTTCTCTTATGTATAAGTAAAGCCGCCATGACTTGTGGATGTGCCAAATGGCGATATCACAGTAACGTCAGCAAGACCTGCCATATATGCTGGAGTTACGGCTGAAATTTGTAATGAGCTAATTAATGTAAATGTAGCTTGTTTGCCAGCAATAACCACAGAATAAACATCTGTTAAGTTGTTGCCATTGATTAGTATTGGTGTGCCACCAGCTGCTGGACCTGTATTGGGATTGATTGCACCAATTACTGGGTTCAAACTCATCGTGGAGTATGGTGAATTGTTTGCATAAGACAAATCACCAGATGCACCAGAATCGGGAGGAACACCTTGAATAAAGATTGAGTCTGGGCCTTCTGTAAATCCACCCGGCAACAAAATTTCTTCTGGTGTTAGAGCAATTGAT